TCTGTATTGCAGTTGCTAATGCAGTACCAAAAGCATTAGCCTGCTGTGTATTTCCTTGCACATTAGAACCAGATGCATCAACAGAAACATTTATAACAGTAGAACCGCCACCATTAGATTCAACACCTAATCTACCATTACTACCTCTTCTTAAAGGTAAGATAGCTTCTGCACCTGCTTCACCCATTAATCCTATGCCATTTTTCATAGGAAATAGAGTTGGACGTTTTACAATTCCTCCATAGGCATATTTCTGAACCTGACCATTAAGAAATGCATTACCATCAGCATTTCCAAATAATCCACCAATAAAATTACTTAACGGTTTTGTTATTGATTGTTGTATTTGCATACGCACCATATCTCTGATAATAGAGTTTGCTAAATCTTTAAAACTTAATTTACCTGTCATTACAAAATCAACTAATGCATCTTCCATACCTTTTATTCCTTTAATTACAACATCTGCCATTGATTCCTGTACTGTTTTTAAACTATCATTAAATGCTTTTAATTTATCTCTCATGGTCTGACCAAAACCTTTTTCTATAGCTTCACTTGCACCTGTAGCACTTTCTTCTATTTTTCTAAAATAACTTTCTGGTGCATTTGTATCTGTACTAAATAATTCCTGTATACTTTCAAAATTTTCTTTAAATCGTTCTTCAAAACCACTAACAAAATCTTCACCAAAAAAAGTACCCATTACACCTTTATAACTATCTAATAGACCAGAACCTACATTTTTAAGTGCATTACCAGTACCACCTAAAAGCCTTAACATAAATGGAGGTATATTATCTACAACACTTTTAATAAAATTTTGTACTCTTGTTGCTAATGCACCTATTGCCTTAATTATTTCATCAATTAATTTTACAGTTGCAAAGATTCCTATTGATATACCCCTGATTCCAATTTCCATAGCATTAAAAAAACCAGTAAAATCATTATCTGCACTAAACAATTCAGAAAATACCTTAACAATAGTATTAAGTGCTGGCAATAATGCGTCCGTTAGTTGTTTTCTAAAACCATCAAATTTTATTGCTAAAACTGCTATTTGATCGTTAAAAAACTCTGCGTTCTGTGCAAATTCATCTGATACAGCAAAATTAAATTCTGATAATGCTGCACTACCACCATTAAGTAAATTAATTAAACTTGCTCCTGATCTACCAAATATTTCCATTGATAATGCTGCTTTAGTAGCGCCATCAGGTAATTGTGCAAATTTATCTGCTATTTCACTTAAAACCTGTTCTGATGATTTGAAAGTACCATCTGTTGTTCTGACTGATATACCTAATGCATCATAACTATCTTTATATGTAGCTATACCCTGATCTGCTTCACGCATTGATTGAGCTAATCTTCTAAGTCCTTTATCAATAGTTTCCTGACTAACACCTGCTAATTTACCTGCATTTACGTATGCCTGTAGAGTATTTGCAGCTATACCTGTCTGATCTGACATCTTGCCAAATGCATCTGCACTATCTATTGCACCTTTAACAAGTCCAACAAAAGCACCACCAGATATAATTAAACCTAATGCACCAAAAGTTTTATTAAGGCCTGATACTGCTAATCTTAAATTTTTAACCTTACCTGATACACCCTGCATAGAGTTACCAAGCCTTTTAATAGAACCTGCTCCTACTGTTTTTGCTGCTACAACTAAATCAAATTTTGCCATTTATTTTTCCTTATTAAGCACCTGTAAAACACCAGCTTCTATAACTTGTAATTTTTCAATCATAGATACAGAATCTTCTATACCATACAGTTTAATCATTTCTAATACTGTTGTATAGTCTAAACCAATAATTCCACTCATACTGACACGCCATTGCGTCTGACATCTTAAAAATAATTCAACTGCCTGCCAATTATTTTCTAAAACATAAAAATTATTATCTACTTCTTTTTTTTCTCTTTTAATACCTAATACCGCATCATCTTCTGCTGTTTTATCTATGACAGTTGAACCCACAGCCCAGTATTCACCTGCCTTAATTAGTTTTTTTCATATATTTCCTTATTAGAATCCATAAATGCAACACCTATAGCAGTAGCAACACCTCTTACTTCTAATAATTTATTTAAATTTTGTTTTGTAAATTCAACCTGTGAGCCATCTGATGCTTCCATATTTTCCCAACCAAGTAAAACTTCTTTTACAACATCAGTATCTTCTATCTGTTTATCCTCTACCATTTTTATCATTTCTCTAAATCTTGACTGAGTTACATTTTTAAATAATGCAGTAAATATCTGAGTTTCAATTTTATCATCAATATTAACTCTTACTTCTACTTTCCATTTATAAGTAGGACTTTGATCAATAACAAAAGGCATAATTCAATTAGTATATACTTACTAGGGTAAACCCTTTTTAAAATCTATGCAAATTTAAGTATAAACAAGTGAAAATTCATTATTGGCTGATGCTGTAGGAGTTGCATAAAAAGGTAGACTTAACATAGTCACACCATCAGATTCTTCGTATGTAGGTTGTCCTAAATCAGTTTGTGGACATGAAACAGTAATTTTATTACCTGCAGTAGTTCCATGTAACCATGTATTAGTACCAGTAGATGAACCTGTGGCATCTGTAAAGAAATTATGACTAGATAATGCAACGGACTCAACAACAGCAGTACCAGAAGGCCTACGGTCTGTTATTAATACTTCTTTTGTGCCACCTACTAATTCTCTATATATCACTTCATTATTAAAATCTAAATTCCATGATTGCAATGCTGCTGCAAAACCAAATATTGCAAAATTAGATGTACTGCCATTTTTAAATATCAGTGGTGTTGCCTGATTACTTCTAGTAACTGTAGGTAATGCCTGATCTGTAGGTGCATTAAATATACCAGTAAGTGAAAATGAAATACGTGGTATCTGATTAACTTCACAAACTAAACTAAAAGTACCTCTGCAACCTGTAATCATGTGCCTTATACCATCATAATTAACAAATAAAGTAACACTGTCTGATGGTGTTGTAACTGGTGCGTAGGTAACAGTATCACCGCCAGATACAGTTTCAGATAATCCGCATGCCTTTAATATCGCACCATACTTAGGTGCAGTTCCAGCAGATCCACTGCCTGCCATTTCTACATCAAAAGTTGCATTTACTCTTGTATTTGCAAGTAATACTTCATAATTTCCCATGTATGGCCTTATTAAATCTCTACTGACCTCATCAGATACAACTGGTTCAATATTTAAATCTATAACTTCTACATAGTTTGCAGAACCAGTTGGCGTAGGATTTGTACCATAACTGGATTCAGCTTTTGCCAGTAAACTTCTTTTTCTGTGTAACTTTGGCATTGTCAATATTTATCAGTATGTATATATAATAAACCTTTTCTGTTAATAAACACTATCTATTGCGTTAAATCATCAATTTCTGTTCTATATCTAACTAAATAATCACAAGAAATTACACCGCCAGGCTGATCTGCATCCAATAATTCAAAAGAAGTATCAGATGGTTGTACATCTATTGCAAGATTATTAACAGTAAGATCTGACATTATTTTTGCATGCAAACTTTCTACTGTAGGATCTGCAACATTATCAGGTATATCTCCTCTTACAATGACAGAAATTTTTACAGTTAAGGTATGGTCTAATGTTGGCAATGATGTATTTTGTTCAACAGTATCACTTACAGGCTCTAATACAAGTGCAGGTGATTCTCCTCTAGTTAAAGGTACTACTCTGCTTCTATAAATACGTGTGCTTACACCAGTTGTATTTGCAAGAGTTGTTAATAGTCTTGCCAATATCTGCTCTCTTTTTGTTGTCATGTTTTTTGTAGATTTATTTCACAGAATGTACCATCATCAAGTTTTCTTACTTCTCTAACTGTATAAGAAACACTATCAACTGTAATAGTTGCACCTGCTATTAAAGAACCAAAATCATTTACTTTTGCTGTAAGTTGATAATCTGTTGATACTATTCTGTCACCAGCTAAAACTAGATCAGGTTGTTCTAATATTCCTTTTGCAGTTGTACCGCCAGAAACACAGGTAACACCAAAATCATTAAGGTATGCAGATGTAGTAGCAGCGTTTTCAACTAATGCCATTTTCTAATACTGGTTTTGTTTTTTTCTTTTGTTTATTACTTTTTTCAGAAAATTTTACAACACTACCAAGTGTCAATAATATCTGTGCATCTTTATCTGAAATATCGTATGTTTTGCCAGATTCTAAAGCAACGCCACTAGCACATACATTTTTAAGACATTTAACTTTCATAAAAAAAAGGGGTAGATAAACTACCCCATAATGACATATTTATTAAGTTGTAACATCTAAGATTGCAGCAAATGACTGTGCATGTCTAACAGCAACATCAAATGCAACTACACCTTTGACAGATGTTAAGTTTTTAGCAAAGTCATCAGAATCTTCACCAACAGTAATTTCAATACCAGATCCAAAGAATCCTAATATTGCCTGTGAGAAGTCACCCATGACTACAGCAGAACATTCACCACTTGTACTACCTTTTGTAAGGTTAGAAGGTACTTGGTTAGTCATGGCTAATGGATAACCATTCACGTTTAATGGTGTTCCACCTCTACCAATCGCTGTAAGATCAGTATTAACAAGGAAAGCACCATCAGTAGCACTAGATCCACCTGCTCTTAGTTTCTTTAATGCACCAATAACTTTAGCGTTTGTTACGTATGCGATATTGTCACCATTAACACCAGCGTTATCTTCCATAATCGCTGTTTCAAGATCCACTAATGCTTCTACTGTAATAGCACCACCATTAGTACCCATTGCAACAGAACCAATACCAGAAGTTTGCATAATACCTGTAGGCTGACCTGATGAACCAGTACCATTTAAGATACCTAGATCAATACCAACATTAATACCATCAGAAATATCTCTACGTACTAATTCTTCAATGCCTGGTGTGGCTTGAATTAGCATGTTGCGAGAATACTTAGATAATGTACCTAATGTTTTAGGTGTCATTGAAATCTGGTCAAATGTTGATTCAGCCTGACTTAATGCACCAGTTTCAGATGAAAGATAACCAGTAGAAGCAACACCTGATCTTCTTGGAATTGCAACATCACCAACAAGC